GAGAATCAAGAGAAAAGTGAGACGGTTCGTAAGGCTGTATTGGTTTTGGGTAAGCCTGGGACTGGTCCTTACGAAGGTGTCCGTAGAAGCGGCATACGCAGAGAGAGGATACAAGGCATACGGAGGTGAGTGGCTGATGCTTCCGATAATGCTAATCGTCGGATATTTCGTGAATGAGGCGAGAATGTATCTGCCGGATCTCATTGAAGAATGGAGAGAGGCGAAAGCCTATGAACGAAGAATTGAAAGAAATCGTAGAAGGGTACAGGACAGAAGGAATACACATATCCGATGAAGAGGTAAACGAAATCCTTTGGCTGTGCAACAGAAAAATGGAGATCAGCAAGATCGAGAACGGAGAAGAGTACCTGCCGTTGCTTTTCAAGGACGAGGTAAAAAACTATCTGTTCAGACGAGGAGTAAATGCAGTGACACTTTTAAGAAGTTTGGAGGCGAAAGGAATATGTGTTCAGTATGCGGAATGAATCCGTGCCATCCAAGTTGTCCGAACGCACCGGAACCGGTACCTGTTTATGAGTGCTGCAGGTGTGGGTACGGAATCTTAGAAGGTGACAAGTTTTGGGATTCTCCGGAAGGCTATATGTGCGAGGATTGCGTAGATGAAATGGACGCAAAAGAGATATTAGAAATATGTGGCGAAAGTCTCACAGAAGCGAAAAAGGAGGAAATGTAAATGGCAGAGCAGAATGCAGTAGCAACGCAGCAGCAGAACACGCAGTTAAGCGTGACTGTACAGATTAAGAACATGATTTCCCAGGATGCGGTCAAGAAAAAATTTGCTGAGGTACTGGGGCAGAAAGCACCGCAGTTTTTGGCATCTATCACGAATGTAGTGGCAGGATCGGCACAGTTAAAAAAATGCCCGGCAAACTCAATTATGAGTTCGGCATTTGTGGCAGCGACGTATGACTTGCCTATTGACAGCAACCTTGGGTTTGCGGCGATTGTTCCATACAATAACAGCAAGTACAATCCGCAGACGAGACAATGGGAGAAACATCCGGAAGCACAGTTTCAGATGATGTATAAAGGCTTCATCCAGCTGGCAATTCGCTCCGGATATTATGAGAAGATGAACTGCTCAGTAGTCTACAAGGACGAGCTGGTGTCTTACAATCCGATTACCGGAGAGGTTGAGCTTGTGACAGATTTCTCTCAGTGCAAGAACAGAGCAGAAGGCAATGCAGAGAATATCGTCGGTTACTATGCCTGGTTTAAGCTGCTGACCGGATTCAGAAAAGAGCTGTTTATGACGGTAGCCGAGGTTGACAACCACGCAAGAAAGTATTCCCAGGCGTACCGCTATGACATCGACCAGGGAAAGAAGGCCAGCAAATGGACGACGGATTTCGAGGCAATGGCATTAAAGACGGTTATTAAGCTGCTCCTCAGCAAGTGGGGTATTTTATCGGTGGATATGCAGAGAGCAATCCAGGACGATCAGAAGGTGTACGACGAGGAAGGCGAAGGAACGTATGGAGACAACCAGCCGGACATCATCGAGGCAGAAGATCCGTTCAAGATTGAGCAGCACGACGAGGAAGAACAGCAGATTGGCGGTTTGGACTTAGAAGAGGTTGAATAGGAGGAAGAGAAATGCAACTGACATCAGAGAATTATTATAGCCAGGAGGCTAACAAGGAGTACATGAGTGTATCGGGATATAAGGACTTTGCAGGAACATACGGGAAGATGCCTTGCGAGTTCTATGGCATGGAAAAGCTCAACGGACGCTGGGAGGACGAGAAAAGCACCGCATTGTTGGTAGGAAGCTATGTTGACAGCTACTTTGAGGGAAGCCTGGAACAGTTCAAGAAAGAGAATCCGGAAATCTTCACACAGAAGGGCGAGTTAAAGGCAAACTTCAAGCAGGCAGAGGAAATCATCGCACGTATTGAGAGAGACGAATATTTCATGAAGTTTATGAGCGGGCAGAAGCAGGTTATTATGACCGGCGAACTGTTCGGAGCAAAGTGGAAGATTAAGATGGATTCCTACATTCCGGACGTAGCAATCGTTGACTTGAAGGTTATGGCATCCATTACGGACTTAAAGTGGGTGAAGGATATTGGCTATCTCGATTTCGTAAGATATTGGGGTTACGACATCCAGGGAGCAATCTACCAGGAGATCGTAAGACAGAATACCGGAAAGAAGTTGCCGTTTTATATTGCGGGAGCAACAAAGCAGGCAGAGCCGGACATCCGTATCATCCATGTTACAGACAACTACCTGCAGGAGGCACTTCACATGGTCGAGGCAAATATGCCGAGAATCCTCAGAGTGAAGAACGGAGAGGCAGAACCGGACAGATGCGAATTGTGCGATTGCTGCAGACATAACAGAGTGCTGACACGTCCGATTTCGATTATGGATTTGACAGCAGGCATTTAATACGACAGGCGGTGGTTTAGTGGCAGACAACAGAAAGTATTACTACTTGAAGCTGAAAGAAGATTTTTTTGACAGCGACGAGCTGAAAATATTAGAGAGTCAGAAGGACGGTTACTTATATAGCAACATCCTTTTGAAACTCTATCTGAAAAGCCTGAGCAACGCAGGAAGATTGATGTTCCGGAATGTAATACCGTACACGCCGGAGGTTTTGGCAACGCTCACAGGGCACCAGGTAGGAACAGTCGAAAAGGCATTAGATGTATTCAAGAGACTGGGATTGATAGAGGTGCTGGATAACGGAGCAATCTACATGATGGATATTCAGAACTTCATAGGCCAGTCGTCAAGCGAAGCTGACAGGCAGAGAGAATATTACAATCGCATGAAAGCTGAGAAGGATGCACTGGCTGATCCTGGAACACCAAAGGCATTGCCGGAAGTGCCGGTTGAAACACCGGCACCTGCAGAACCGAAGTCTAATAAGGCAATCAAAGGTTACACATCAGACTTTGAGGAATTTTGGCTGATTTATCCGAGAAAGGCAGACAAGGCACAGGCATACAAGAAGTACAAGGCAAGACTGGAAGATGGCTTTTCACATGAGCAGTTATGCGAAGCCGCAAGGAATTATGCGGCACAGTGTAAACAAGACAGAACGGAAGATAAGTACATAAAGCATGGCAAAACATTCTTAGGAGAGTCAACGCCGTTCCTGGACTATCTGCCGAAAGAAAAGCCGGTACAGAACGAAGCCGAGTACGACGACAACGAGAATCCGTTCGGAAGGAGTGAGTGACGATGGATTTGCAGAGTATTTTACCGGCAGAGGCGTTTAAGACAGAGAAGAATAGCGGCGATTACATCGGCGAGGATGGACTTCTCTACTGCGGAGTCTGCAGAACAAAGAAGCAGACCAGGTTGCCAGCGTCGGATATTACGCAAGGGAAGGAGCTGATCGTTCCCTGCATCTGTAAGTGCAAGGTGGAAGAGAACAGACGAAATGAAGAGGCTGAAAAGAAGAGACAGGAAATGCAGCGTTTGGAGAGACTGAAAGCCGGCAGCCTTATGGATGCAAAGCTGAAATCGGCAAGGCTGGACGGGTACCAGGTTGATGCGGATAATCAGAAAATCTACAACCTGGCCGGAAAGTATGTGAACAGGTTCGATGAAATGTACGAGAAAAGGCAGGGGTTGCTTTTTTGGGGTACAGTCGGAACAGGGAAGAGCTACACTGCAGCCTGCATCGCAAACGAGCTGTTGGATAAGATGATTCCGGTGGTTATGACATCATTTGTGAAGATTCTGCAGAACATCCAGGGCAATCCAAACGAAGAAGAGAGAATTATGGCAGGACTGAATGCGGCAAAGCTGCTGATTATCGACGACTTAGGAGCAGAACGAAGCACAGACTACGCATTGGAGAAAGTGTATAACATCATCGACAGCCGGTATTTATCCGGCAAGCCAGTGATCCTCACTACAAATATGACGTTGAAAGAAATGCAGGAGTCTGAGGACATCCGGTATAGACGTATCTACGACAGGATATTTGAGATGTGTTTTCCAGTAAGGTTTGCTGGCAGGAGTTGGAGAGAAAAAGCGGCGTCCAAGAGGTTCGATGCCATGAAGAATTTAATGGAGGAATGACAACATGGGTTTGATTAAGGTGGCAGAAATCAGCATTGACAAGCTGGACGACAGAAAGACAGTTACGGCGATCCTGCACGAGAACGGCTATACCGTCGGGCCAGGAAAGAGAGCAAAGACACCGACAGGCAAGCAGTTAGATTATTACTTGAAGGTGTATGTGGAGGAAGGCACCGATAAAGCGGAACTCTACAAGGCTACAAGCGGAAAGACGAAGATTACAGCCAAGAAGGTGACGGATAAGATGTCAGCGGAGATTGGCAACAAGGCATAGGAGGCAGAAAGTGGATGAAGATATGAAGCAGATTCGTTTCTCAATACCAGGACAGCCATTCGGAAAGCAGCGACCGAAGTTTTCAAGAGCAGGAGCGTATGTTAAGACGTACACTCCGAAAGAGACAACCAGTTACGAAAATCTCGTGAAGCTGTTTTACAACGAAGCGGCCAAAGGAAGAATGTTCCCGGAAGGGGCAATGCTGGATGTTCGGATAATCGCATATTACGAGATCCCGAAATCCACCAGCAAAAAGAAGCGTAAGGAAATGTTGGAACACAGGATCAGACCAACCAAGAAGCCGGACTGGGACAACATCGGAAAGATTATTTGCGACAGTCTGAACCTGGTAGCGTATCACGATGATTCGGCAGTCGTGGATGCACAGGTAAGGAAGTTCTATTCCGAGACACCAAAGGTTGATGTACTGATAAAGGTCGTAGGACCGTAGCAAATTTAGGAGGTAGACAATGGCAGGAAGAAAGAAAACTGAAACAGTGGAAGCAGAAGTTGTCGAGACTACAGAAGTGGTACCGGCAGGAAAAATGGAGTTCAGACTGATTAACCCGACAGAGGACGGTTTCCTCAGACGGATTCAGTGGAACAAAGAGGAGTTAGAGGCAGCGGTCAGAGCAAAGATAGCCAGCTATGAGAATGTAGTTTACACAGAGGAGAATATCAAGGCGGCCAAGAATGACAGAGCGGAGCTGAATAAGCTCATTAAGGCTATCGAGGATAGAAGAAAACAGGTCAAGAAGATCATCAATGAGCCGTATGCAATATTCGAGTCAGAGTTAAAGGAAATCCTGGCACTTATCAATGAGCCGGTAGGACTGATCGACCAGCAGGTAAAGGCGTTCGAGGAGAAGCAGAAAGAAGAGAAGAAAGCGGCAATCAAGGCAACCTACGATGAAAACATCGGAGACTTGGCTGATGTATTGCCGTTTGAGAAGATTTTCGACATCAGATACCTCAATCAGACCTTTAAGCTCGCGACCGCCCAGGAAGAGGTAAAGGGCAAGATCGATACAGTTAAGACGGACTTAGAGACTATCGACAGTCTCGACAGCAAGTACAAGCTGAACGCAAAGGATGTGTATATCAAGACATTGGACCTCAGCAGAGCGTTGGCAGAGAACAAGAGACTAGCAGACCTGGAAAAAAAACTGGAAGCTGAGAAGAAACGCAAGGAAGAGGAAGAGGCAGAAAGAAAACGCCAGGAAGAAATCCGCAAGCAGAAAGAAGCAGAGGAGAAAGCAAAGCGTGAGGCAGAAGAGGCGGCACGCCAGGAAGCTCAGAAGAAAGAGTTCCAGGGGCCTGTAGTAGAGCCGGTTAAACCTCAGTCTGAAATGGGTAGAACAATTGAATCCATTGAAAGATCAGCGTTCGCCCAGGTAGTAGACGGAGTTGTTCAGAGCGAGCCGGGAGAGCAGGCGGTTGATCCGTTCGCACCGAAGGCAGAGCCTAAGCAGGAAAAGAAGTATAGAGTCAGATTCTATGCAGACGGAACCAAGGAACAGCTGGCTAAGCTGGTAGAGTTTCTGAATGAGAACAATATCAAATACGGCAAGATTGCAAAGGAGAGTAAGTGATGAACGAGTACGACAAGAGATTGGATTTTGACAGTGACACCTTCGAGGGTATGAAACACGATATGAATTTTGTTCTGCAGAGATTGCTCGGCAACATGATTGAGAAGCAGTCCACCGAAGGAAGCATGACGATTAAGATCGATGTAACCATGGTAAAGGAATTTATCCCGAATTACGATCCGAACGTAAAGGGAGAGTCAAGAGAAATCAGCAAGCCTCAGTTCAAGCATAAGGTAACGTCGGCGGTCAAGATAAGCGACGAGAAGAGCGGAAACCTCAACAACGAGATGGAGATGGTTATGGATGAAGAGACCGGCTGCTATGTGTTACAGCCGATTGCGAACACCCAGCAGAGAACTATCTTTGATTCGGACTTTATGGCCGGGCAGAAGAACCAGGAAGGCGAAGGAAACGACGACGTCATCGACGGTACATATATCGATGCGGACGTAAGACCAGCGTTGCCTGGTCCTTCCGACAATGAAGAACCTGCAGAGGAGCAGACAGAAGAGACTCAGCCTGCAGAAGAAGAGGGAACAGACGAACCGACAGAAGAACAGTCCGGAGAACCGGCGGAGGAAGAGCCGGAAGATATTACGGACGACATCATGGGAGATACAGACACAGAAGGTTATGATTACGAAGATCCGGAGGAATAGATATGGGATTGTTTAAACCGAGAATGAGCAGCTATGTAGACAGAGGCAATAAGTTAATTGCGGAAGGCAAGACAAAAGAGGCAATGAACCTGGTAAGCCACGGTCTGCAGTATTACTCAGAAAGGGTTATCAACAGCATATCTCCATACGCCAAGGCAGATGCAGGACTGATTGTTTTAGTCCTGCGCCACCTGGCAAATGAGATTGAGAAGAATAACCCAGGAGCAAAGGAACTGGCGGCTGGCATGGAGAAGTGCGTAGGCAAACCTTCCCTGCAGGAGATTGAAAGAATTAAGAAACCGAACAAGAAGTAAGGAGGCAATATGAATACACCGGAGAGCGATATGGAACAGGCAAAATTTGCGAGAGAATGGGTAAGAGCACACGCTGCAAAGAAGATGGCAAAGTATGAGAAAAAGCTGAGAAGAGCCGCAAAGGACTTTTTCGGACACGATGTTACGATTGCATACCTGGGACCTGGGACCGTCGTGGAGATCAAGGAAACAGGAAGAAAGGGAATAACGAAGGTAGACGAATGAAAGAGAGCGAGGCAATACGACACCTGGAAAGACACCATGAGTTTTTAAGAAACGCCTGGAAACCACACCCGGACCATGAGTGCTTGGATAGCATATGCATGGCAATAGCGGCACTAAGAAAGCAAGTACCGCAAAAACCAAAACATGAGCTAATCAAGTATGGAAGGCACAGCTGGGAAAAAAACAAATACGGAAATATAGACGAGATGGCATGGGAAAGCGGTTTTCACAGTGGAGTGATCTGCGAGAACTGCGGAAAAACCGTATGTACTCTTTGCGAACCAGATTATGACAGTCAGGATAACAACGGACCGGATGATTGCTACGAGGAAAATTGGCGGTGCCCGGAGTGCGGAAAACATGTGTATAAGGACACGTATTGTAGCTACTGTGGCCAGCGGATAGATTGGAGGTAGGCTGAGTTTCATGGCAAAAGGTTTTCTATACGTGTATGAGCGTATATATAAAGGCGAGAACGAGATGCAGGCTGAGTTCCGGAAGATACCGGTAAACGGAAAGCGAACCTCAGTAGCAGATCAGAAGAGAATACGGAAGGTGATCTCAGATAACGCCTATCGAATTGCCCAGGAGTGCAAAGTGCTTGTTGGCTACCCAAGAATGAGAATCGAAGGAACGAAAGTCAACCTGGGAGCTGCGAGCATCATGCTTCCGGATTGCAGACTGATCGGCATCGAAGAATTAAAGAAAATTGAGCTGGGGGGGGGTGAAATGAATGCGGAAGCACAAAGAAACGGAGCAGGAAGCCATAGAGAGGCGAAAGCAAATGTATGGATGCAATGGGAAGTGCTGCGACAGAGTAATTGACCCGGAAACAGGCGAAGGGCAGTATTTCATATGTGGTGGCATAGATACCTGCGACGAAACAAGAGTAGGCGAGTTTATAGGAGAAATTGGTGCAGCGCTCTTTTTTATCATTGCACCAGTTGCGTTTGTGACAGCGATCGTAGCTTTGATATTGTTCTGTTCATAGGAAGGAGCTGTGAGAAAAATGATTGAAGAAATGGCAGAGACCATGAGTGGAATACAAAACGAATATCAGAGAGAATTTGAAGATATTATCAAAGAATACGCAGGAAAACCGTTTGATGGAAATGATCTCTATTGTCTTGAAAGATATATGGAGTATGTGGCTCAGAAACTCTCAGCAGAGCATGGAGTACATATTATTCCAGGCAAGGTAAGGGCGGACATAGACGGAAATGCAATGATGGAGGAACCTAAAATAGAGATGGAAGATGGAAGCATCAGAAGGTTGTCGCAATGGTGGTTAGGGATATAGGAGGCAGGTAACAAAAGAAGGGAGGTGAGAAAATCCTATGAGGTCCTACAATCCGTTTGGTACTTGCAGGAATTGCGGATGTCAGATTATGTGGGTAAGAACAGTAGCCGGAAAGAATATGCCGGTTGATCCTACGATGATAAGCTACCGCAGGCCAGGAGCAGGAGTTAAAGCGAAGGAAAAGATAGTAACGCCGGAAGGCGAGGTTGTATGCGCTGACAAAGTAGATTCAGAGAAAGCAGAAGGTTTCGGTTACATCTCACACTTCGCAACCTGCAAAGCAAGAAACCATTAAGCAAAAAGAAAGCCGCCCCTTTGACAGGACGACTCGTGACTGAGAATATTATACTCGCAAATGCGAAAAGAGTCAAGGAGGCGACATTATGGCAACGGAGGAAAAGAAGAACCAGGAAAGACCGGCTGTTTACGTTCTCACGCAGGAGCAGATCAATCAGATTGCTGCAGTAGGTGCCAAGGAAGGAGTAAAGGCATTCAAGGAAGAGCAGAAGAAAGAAGAGCGTAAGCGTAAGAAGGAAGATAGCAAGGTAAGAAAGACAAAGAAGCTGCTGAGTTCGTATAGGAGAATCAAGGCGACGTTATCAGACGGAGAGGAGTTCACACCGGAAGAGCAGGCAGAATTGAGATGGAAGTTCATTGAGGACCTCATGGGGAACACAAGGGAGATAGCAGGAAAGTCCGAGAGGACAATCAAAGATACGGAACGCAAGAGAGAAGAGGATCTGTACTGTGTGTTCCGGATAGAAAAAGCGACAGAAATGTACCGTGAAGAGTGTGAAAAGAGCGGAAGTGAAGAGGCGAAGCGACGTTTCAGAGAGTTAAGCATGATGTACCTGGACGAAAAACCTTACACGGTGCAGGAGATTTCGGAAGTAGAAAACATAAGCGATAAGACTGTCTACAAGGACATAGGAATAGCTTGTGGCATTGTGGCTATTTACTTACTGGGTGCGGATTTCTAAACGCTCCCTGTGGCTGTAAATGCACCAGGTAGAAAATGAGTAGGTTGCATAAAGAATTACCAAGTGGTAATATGCTAATTAGCCGATAACCCAAATGTCACCCCTAAAAATAGCCAGTTGTATTTCTTCCCAACGGCAGGCAAGACAGGGCGAAATCCCTGCCGGTTAGCCGAAGAGGAAATGTGAACAATCGGTTAAATAAGGCTATTTCAGTGTACTTAGGCAGGTCTGTATAGTATAATAAAACTATAAACAACCAGCATTAAAGGAGTGATTGAGATGGCAATTTGGATTAGCAGGTATAGCAACAAAGAGTTACAGAGTGGTAAGTATTACCCGGTTGGAATCAGTATCGGGACACCGAAGTTTCCGCTGGGGTACACACTGAGAAAGCAGTGTTATTCGCTGGCACCTAAAGGCTATATGTTGAATATGGAGCTTGAAAGATTCAAGCCTGCGTATTACGAAAAGCTGGAAGGTATCGGTACAGACAGAATCATTGACATGGTTCAGCGAATGGATGAAGAGGCAAGAGCCGAAGGGAAAGAGCTTGTGCTTCTCTGCTACGAAGATGTGAGAGTGCCGGGCGACTGGTGCCACAGAACTGTATTCGCTGAATGGTGGGCGGAGCAGACCGGAGAACTGATTGAGGAGCTATATGATCCGTCAGAGCCGAAGGTCAAGAAGCCTACAGCAAAGAAAGAAAGCAAGGAACCTGTCAAGAAGGCAGTCGAAGCCAGGAGAGAAGAACCTGGTTACGAACAGCTGAGCTTGTTTGGTTTGGCAGGGATTTAATCATAACATCCGGAACTGGTGTAAGTAGCACGTGGCTATTCCATAGTTAAGGTCCTGTTCATCGCAGGGTTCCGGTCCAAAAACAATGGCATCGCCTCCAAGACGGAAGCGGTGCCTTATTTATTGTCATGGAACGTACACCGGTGTCCTTTGCGGTCCGGTGTCTTTTTGTGCAATATGCTGAGGATGGTATCAAAAATCTCCGGTGTTACACCAGGGAACCGCCCCAGCTTTTTGTATATATCGAACAATTTTTAGGGAAGGAGACAAGGATATGGCATTTTTTATGGACCCAGGAGCAATGTTCTTGGGGTGCTTAGGTCCGTCGGAGCAGAAGTTTCTCGTTACTCTGATAGAGACGGCAGCGAAGTCCGGATATACAAGGTTCGTTGAGCCATGTGCAGGTACCTTTGCTATGGCGAACCTGGCAGTACAGAATGGGTTTAAGCCGGAGCAGATCGAGACAAGCGATGTCAATATGATGTCAACGGTTCTCGGATACGCGATTACCGGCCAGTCGTTAGAGCCGCTGGAAATCCATGCACAAGGCTTTAGCGACGTAGAGCTACTTGATCCTGCGACAGCATTGTATGCACAGCTGTACCTCAGAACGTCGAAGAATGCGGGCAATGATTATTTCTATCAGATACTCACAGACCTACGCCTCAGAAGAGACGAACATATCGAGAGTATCAATCGGCAGATAGAAGTTATTAGAAATCTGCTCGGCGGCATGAGCTACAGACCATTGGATATGTGGGAGCATCTGAAAGAGGTACTGGATGATCCGCACGCCTTGGTTATCGCAAATCCGCCGACCTACTTCTCCGGCTATGAGAAGTTTTACGACACGCAGGGCAAGATGACCTGGAAAGAGCCACCGTATGAGCTATTTGATCCGGAGACAGGACACCAGCAGTTCTACGACCTCTGCATGGATGCAAAGGCATTGGTTATCTGTTACCAGGAGAAGAGAGCAGGAGAAGCAGTAGGTTACACGATATACGCCCGCTCCGGTACGAGAGCAGACTTAAACGCCTACATCACTACGAACCGGGAGGAAGAGGCAACCGCCCTGGCAAACGGCAAGAAGATTAAGCGTCCGGCAGAGAGCAAATTGCAACCGCTGGACTGCAGTATGCTTCCGAGAGACTACGAAATCAAGGAAGATAGCAAGGTGCAGGTGATCCCGATTAAGTCAGCAGAGGCCCAGTATTACAGAGAATTATGGACGCACAACTTTGTGGGTTCATCGGCAACCTTCAACAGGGCATTGCTGATTGACGGATATGTGGCCGGTGTATTCGGCATATCGAAGATGGCTGCAGACAGCGTATTTGTGTGGTATGTGATGAAGGTGCCGCACAAGACATACCGGTTAGGCAGACTGTGCTATATGCTGGCACAGAACAGAGAGTTTGTAGATACGCTCCTGGATAACATAGAGCAGGAGAAAGTCACAAAGATGCGTACAGCTATGCTTACCAGGTACCCGGAGAACAAAGAGGTCCGAGGCATTATGAAACTGGTAAACAGGGCAGAGGACAAGAAGAACGGCTACAAGCTCACGTATGAGGCTGAGTTGGTCGAGGGAAGAACCGAACAGCAGACACTTCAAGAATGGCTAAGGAGGGAGAACGAATGGCAGAAGAACAGAGCAAAGGCATCCAGCAAATCGAAGGGTGCGAAGTAATCTACGATATGGGTTCAGGCTTGGTGATTGCCAAGGTTCCTTTGGATAAAGTCAAGGAGCAGGACATCAACGCCAGGATAATGAAAAACGAGATGCAGGATCAGCTGACCGCCAACATCAAGAAGAGAGGACAGCTGGAAAGCCTGCCTCTTTTTGTTTTGGTGGACGGCAAGCTGGAAATCATCAGCGGACACCACAGAGTAAAGAGCGCACGTGCTGCAGAGATGAAAGAGATAATCGCTATTGTCGATGTGTCCGGTCTCTCACGCAGTAAGATAGCGGCAAAGCAGCTGGCACACAACGCAATCTCCGGTTTCGACGACGACAGTACGCTGAGAGAAATCGTGAAGATGATTGACGATGTGGACGATATGATTGAATCGTTTGTAGGCAAGGAGATCATGGAGGAACCGCTGGAACAGTATGACAAGATGCTGAGTCCGTCGGTTTCGTTTGATTTTAAGAATGTGACGTTTACGTTCCTTCCGCACCAGGTAAAGGATATGGACGCACTGGTTAAAGACCTGGAATCAAAGGCTCCGGACATTGTGGGCGTGGCATCCTACGAGCAGTGCAATGGATTTGTGGAGACACTTAGCAAGTATCAGAAGTTTACGGACATCCGAAACGTCGGTGCGGCTATCCACTCCATGATCGAGAACGCCGCTCAGAAGATGGACGACTGCGGTTTCACAGAGGAAGGAGAATGGACCTACCTCGCTAAACTGTTTGGCAGTAATGCGGTACCGGGTGAGTCCGCTTCCGTTATTCAGCAGGCAATCAAGAAAGCTGAGAAGGAAGGGACAATCACGAGTAAGAACAGGTGGCAACTGATCGAGTACCTATGTGCTGACTACCTCAGTGGCAGGTAGTTAATGTATGGCAGCTAAGCCAAAATACAATGCCCCTTACCACGATAACTGGGCGTGGTCTTTGGCTGCAATGGGTGCCACCAATGAAGAGATCGCCCTTGCCATGGGAGTCTCCGAACGAACCATTATGCGATGGGCCAAGGAACACGAATCATTCGGCAAGGCGCTTGGAGAAGGTAAAGGCGTATCAGATGCGAAGGTAATAAGGAGTCTCTACGAGAGAGCTACCGGCTATGAGTACGAGGAAGAGAAGAAAATCATTGAGTATGACAAGGACGGCAATGTGAAACCGGTCAAGATTGAAAAGACCAAGAAGCACGTACCGCCGGATGTCACGGCTCAGATATTTTGGTTGAAGAACCGGCAGAGAGACCGCTGGCAGGATAGACCACAGGACTATGTGGATCAGACCAGCGACAATGATGCGGAGGTTCAGATTTACCTTCCGGATAATGGGAGGGACGATTGATGAAAGAGAAAATCGTATTAGCTCCGCAGAAAGGACCGCAGGAAATGTTTTTAGCGACCTCTGCGGATATTTGCATTTATGGAGGCGCTGCAGGCGGAGGAAAAACCTTTGGACTGCTGTTAGAGCCGCTTCGGTACATGAACAATCCGGACTACAACGCAACTATCTTCCGACGTGACTACACGCAGGTAACATCTCCAGGAGGCTTATGGGATAGTTCACGAAAGATTTACCGCTACGTGAAAGGTTCCCAGCCGTTAAAGACACCAAAACTACACTGGACTTTCAAAAGAGGCGCATCGGTCAATTTCGCCCACCTCGGACGTGATGAAGATTGCGACGACTGGCAGGGTTCACAGCTCACGATGATAGGATTTGACGAGCTGACGCACTTTAGCGAGTACCAGTTCTTTTATATGCTGTCTCGAAACCGTACAGATTCCGGTGTAAAGCCGTATGTACGAGCCACCTGCAACCCGGACGCAGACTCTTGGGTTGCTGAGTTCATTTCCTGGTGGATAAACCAAGAGACTGGCTACCCGATACCGGAACGGTCGGGAGTGATCCGCTGGATGGTGCGACTGAATGAGGTTGTTACCTGGTTCGACAGCAGAGAAGAGGCAGTGCAGGGAGCTATCGAGAACGGCGTCAAGCCGGAACAGGCTGAGACGATGCCTAAGAGCGTGACGTTCATTGCAAGTACGCTGCATGACAACAAAATTCTGATGAAGAATGACCCAGGATATTTAGCCAACCTGCAGGCAATGGCTCTTGTGCAGAGAGAGCGACTACTGCATGGCAACTGGAAGATTAAAGCCGCCGCAGGATTGATGTTCAAGCGAGTAAAGGTAAATATGCTGGAAGAGATACCGCCCGATGTTATTAAGTGGGCGAGAGGCTGGGACCTTGCGGCAACATCCGAGGATGAAAAAGGAGACCCGGCGTACACAGCAGGCGTGCTGATCGGAAAGAGAAGAAACGGACGGTACATTGTGGCCGACGTTATCAATCGCCGGTTGAGTTCGTCCGATGTGCGAGAAATCATAAAGCAGACCTGCATAGCCGACAGGGCGAAATACGGAAGGGTAGCAACAAGACTTCCGCAGGACCCAGGCCAGGCAGGTAAAGACCAGGCACAGAGTTTTATGAAGCTCTTGGCTGGTTTTACTGTTAAGTGCATTCAAGAGTCCGGAGACAAGGTAACGAGAGCAGAACCGTTCTCAGCACAATGGTTAGGACTTGAAGGCATGGATAAAGGCAATGTCGACGTGCTGATTGCACCGTGGAATGAAGAGTATTTCAACGAGTGTGAGAACTTCCCACAGTCCGAATTCAAGGATATGGTGGATGCAAGTTCGTCAGCATTTACGGAGTTAGAGAGTGGTGCTACATACTCAGCGCCGCCTAAGGATAGCCAGTTAGGCAAGAGCAGTTATTGGAATAAGTGAGGTGAGAACAGATGGCTAACAAAGAAATCGGTCGCATAGGTCAGCGACGCTACGGAGGAACAATCTACGAAGAGTTCCTTCACGAACTGAGAGGCACACGAGGAATAGAGGTCTACCGTGAAATGTCTGAGAATGACGATGTGGTAGGTGCGATCCTCTTCGCTATCGAGATGCTGGTAAGACAGTGCGACTGGAATGTAGAGCCGGGAGGCGACACCGCAAAAGACAAAGAGGCTGCAGAGTTCGTAGAAAGCTGTATGCACGATATGCAGGACACCTGGACGGACACAATTTCGGAAATCTTATCTTTCCTCACTTACGGTTGGAGTTTCCACGAGATCGTGTATAAGCGCCGTATGGGAAATACGAAGAACCCAACTACGAAGAGTAAGTACACGGATGGTTTGATTGGATGGAAGAAGTTGCCTATCAGAGCGCAGGAAACGCTCTACAGATGGGAATACGACAATGAGGACAATCTGCTGGGAATGACTCAGATGCCGCCACCGGACTTCGGAACGTACACGATACCAATGAGTAAGGCATTGCTGTTCCGTACAAAGAGCAGGAAGAATAATCCGGAAGGGCGAAGTATTCTGAGAAATGCCTACCGATCCTGGTACTTCAAGAGACGAATCCAGGAGATTGAAGGTATCGGCATTGAGAGAGACCTTGCAGGACTCCCGGTAATGCACGGACCGGAAGGGTTAGACCTTTGGAACGATGATATTGAGGACAACAAGCAGACACGAATTGCGTTGGAAAATATGGTAAAGAGTATTCGCCGAGACGAGATGGAAGGCGTGGTACTTCCGGCAGGATATGAGTTGGAGCTGTTAAGTTCCGGCGGCACCCGACAGATTGACACGAATGCGATCATCAACCGCTACGATACCCGAATTGCAATGACGGTACTGGCGGATTTTATTTTCTTAGGGCATTCAGAGACCGGTTCCTGGGCGTTGAGTTCCGATAAGACGGAGTTGTTCGCTATGGCAATCGGTGCATTCCTAGACATGATCTGCGAGACATTCAACAGCCAGGGCATCCCGCCGTTGATCGATATTAACGGTGAACATTTTGCAGGCATCACGGAGTACCCAAAGATGTCCCACGGCGACATTGCAGATGTGGACGTAACGAAGGTTGCGGCATTCATCAAGGATATGACTGGCATCGGAATCTTAGTACCGGACGACGGACTGGAAGATTACATTCGCCAGGTCGGACACCTGCCGGAGAGGACAACGGACGACAGAACAGTAGACCAGCGGCGTAAGCAACAGGCGGAGCAGAACCAGCCACCGGAGCCTGAGACAGCAGCAGGAAGCGATGGAAACGACGAAGGCGAAGAAATCCCCGACAATGTGGCGGAAGCCGCTAAAAGGCGATTAGGAAGGAGCGGTGCAAATGGCAATAAGGTTCATACGACCAAAGCGAATACGCAAGGCAAAGACACCGGGCAGTCAAGAAGTCCTACGCAGACTTGAAGAGTACCTGCAGAGCGAATGTGGCGAACCGGTTGAAATCCTATGCGGGTTTTGGCAGGATCAGCAAGACGCCATCACGTACCAGGAACTCCGAAAAGCAGTAGCGGACGGAAGCCTTAGTAAAGAGACGTTAGAGGCTTGGCAACAGGATTACTCAGTGCTTGTTGCCGAGAGATTACAGTCAATGTGGACGCAGGCAATAGCAGCGGGACCAACCGGGCAACCAATCCTGGACGGTCTCGCTTTTGAGTTTGACACTCAGACACCTGGCGTTCTCGACTGGATCAGTGAAAGAGGAGCTGAGTTTGTCACCCGATGCACAGAAGAACAGAAGGACGCAATAGCGGCACTCCTGGAAAAGAAAATGAGAGAGAGCCATACAGTAGATGAACTGGCAAGGCTCATTCGTCCATGCATCGGTCTGACAGAGGGTGACGCAAGAGCAAACGCCAGGTATTATGACAATATCGTGGCTACGATGCGAAAAGAACATCCGAGAATGAAGATTGAGAGCATCCGCCGGAAGGCATTGGACGCTTCTCAGAAATATGCAGAGAAACAGCACCGGGCCAGGGCATTCACAGTCGCTCAGACCGAGAGTGCTTTTGCTTATAACCGTGGAGCCGATGAAGGCATACGCCAGGCACAGGGCGAAGGGTATCTTGGAACGATGGTAAAGAGATGGAGTACATCCGGAGACGATTCGGTGTGCGACATCTGCAATGCGCTGGAAGGTACCGAGGTAGATATGGACTCCGACTTTGATTTCAAAGGAAAGGTTCTGTTTGCAGGACAACATATGTTACCACCTGCACACCCGAGATGTGCCTGCGCTATCGAGTATATCGAAGTGGCTGCACCGAGAGGAAGGAAGTGAGAAAGTGAAGAAGTTCTCTGATTTCATCAAGAAGTCTGCAGAACCGCAGAAGAAAGAGCCTGCCAGCAATGTGATTAAAGGCAGGTTTAAGATTGCCAAGTCCGACGACGACAAGCACCTGGCATTTGGCTGGGCGAATGTGGCTATCCGTGCTGATGGAGAAGAGATTGAGGACTGGCAGGAGGACATCATCGAGCCGGAAGAACTGGAAAACGCAGCATACCAGTATGTGTTACTCTATCGTGAAGGCGGAGAAATGCACGAAAGAGGCGGAGCTGCAGTCCTGGTTGAATCTGTGGTATTCACGGAAGAAAAAATGCAGGCAATGGGAATCCCGGCAGGCACTCTTCCGATTGGTTGGTGGATCGGCTTCAAAGTAACCGACGAGGATGTATGGGAAAAGGTTAAGGACGGCACATATCCGATGTTCTCAATCGAAGGAGAAGCCGAGAGAGTCGAAGTAGAAGATGAAAACACCTTGTAAAAATGGGGCGTATTGAGTTTTTCAGCAGTCTTAACCTTATAATTCCACATATGAGAGTGTAATAAGGGCATAGGTAGTTCACATTATGGAGACAAATCTAAGCAAAAAGAACAAATTGATAAAACAGATCAGCAAGGCATCCGATATGGTGCCTTTTTCTGATTTCCTGCTCGAATTTATGGACCGCTACGGTTTGAATAACCTGCGAGAGTCCACAGTAGAGCAGTTAGAAGAGTTTATCAGCAACAGAAACATCATTCCGTTATTAGGAGAGGCACCGCAAAGGTGTCTTTTTTAATATAAATCTTGCGGAAAGGAGGAAGCAAAGTGGCAACAAAGTTAAAAAATCTCAGAATCAGCAAGGTTGATTTTGTAGATGAAGGTGCAAATCCGGATGCTCACATTAAGCTAACAAAGAGTAAAGGCGAAAAGGGGCAGTCCACAGGAGAGAATGGCGATAAGAATGGTTTTGTCAGCCGATTGTTCGGTTTCATCGGCAAAAAGGCCGGCATGAACCAGGAAGAGATCGACAGTGCAGTAGAGGAAGTTCTGAAAGGCAACTCTGTTAGTTTCAACGAGCGTTTCAATGAAATCAAGAACAGAAAGATTGCTGATGAAATTTGGGATATATGCTACGCACTGCAGGCAAGCCTCTGTTCGATTCTGAATGACGAGGAGCTGGATAGCACCGGCGCAGCAACAGCGATGAATGAGAGCCTTGACGAGTTCACTGCAGTAGTGAAGGAAGCGATTAGCAACTGGTCCGGCGGAAAGGTAATCAACATCGTAAAGAGTGACGAGGTGACGGAGAGTGACCTGGCAATGATGAAGTCTGCGGCTGCAAGGCTGAATGACAACATCGAGAAGGCACAGACCGCCGCTGGAAAGCCTGCCGGAGAAGGAGATGATCCGGAGGTAGACACAGAGGACAAAAAGGACCAGGGCAAAAAGAAACAGTCGAAAGGAGACAACGAAGATATGAAGATCGACAAGAGCAAAATGACCCAGGCTGAGCTTCTCATTCTCGAAGATATTGAGAAGAGATACGGCGTGGCAGACGACCCGGCTCAGACAGAGCAGACTCCGGAGGGAAAACCTGCGGTAACAAAGTCTGTTGAGAAGCCTGAGCAGAACCAGGAAACACCTGCAGATGGCGAGGACATCTACAAGGGACTCAATCCTGCTGTTAAGGCAGAAATCGAAGCGCTCAGAAAGTTCCGTGAGGATGCTGAGAACAGAGAACTTGAAGCCGTAGCAGGCAAGTATGAAATCATCGGCAAGAAGAAAGAGGAGCTTGTACCTATGCTCAAATCTCTCAGAGCTACCGGTGGAACTGCATACAACGATATGATCGCCGTTCTTGATGCCACTGTGGAAGCGGTCAACAAGTCCGGCGTTTTTTCCGAGGTAGGCAAGTCCGGCCATGGCTCTGTGCACGTAAGTGATGCAGAGGGCAAGATCGAAGGTATCGCCAAGAGCTATATGCAGAAAGAACCTTCCATGAGCTATACGGATGCGCTGGCTAAGGCTTGGGAAGATAACCCGGACCTTATGGACGCATACGACGCTGAGGAAGGATTTTAAGGAAGGAGGAAAAGACCATGGCAAAGAGAAACTTCAACGGCTCACAGATTAACCAGTCTGTGACAATCGCAGAGCAGGCCGGTGCTGCTATCGACGATGTGAGAAACCTCATTCTCAAATATGACGAGAATGGAGATGTAGTCGTAGCAACCGACGGCACAGCACCTATCGTAGGCATTGCAATTATTGAGGCAGGCTATAACGACATCTCCGGAGCAGAGTCCGGAAAAGTTGCAAAGGGAGACCAGGTAGATGTTCAGATTAAGGACATCGGCTACATTCTTGCTGGCGGAGCCATCAAGAAGGGCGAAGAGGTAACTGCAACCGCAGGAAAAGCAACAAAGGCAGCTGACGGAGATTATGTGATCGGCGTGGCGCTCAGCAATGCAGCGGAGAATGACTATGTTAGAGTTCAGATTTCCAAGTATCAGAAGAACGCCGCAAAATAAGAAGGAGGAAATAGGTAAATGAAAAGAACAGCTAAGAGCATCCAGGCAGACATTGCCAAGGGTGCATTCAGACCGCACACAGCGCTTTCCACTATGGCGCTGGCTTACTATCAGAAGGATACAACATCTTTTGCAAAAAATATGTTTCCGGTTTGCCCGGTAGGGTTATCCTCTGATAATTACTATGTATTCGATAAAGAAGATCTGTTACGTGACAACTGGAGCAGAAAACCGGCGTATGGCTCAGTAGACCCGGCTGTACTTTCTGAACATACAGAAAATTATGCCTGCCATGTAGATCAGATGATTATGGGCGTAGACAAGATTAGACAGACAGATCTCGACCGTAGACAGGGACCTCAAACAAAAGACCCTCGCCAGCAGAGAACAAAGACTATTGCAACGCAGGCCAACATCCACCAGGATTCTGAATTTTCTAAGTCATTCATGCGTAAAGGCGTATGGAAGAACGAGGCGTCCGGTACGGATTCGACAGCTGTTTCAACTGGACAGTTTATTAAATTCAGCAACGGAAACAGCGATCCGATTAAGTATTTCCAGGATAAAGTCACAGAGATTAACCAGGAGACAGGACGTACACCTAACAGACTTGGCCTTGGTGTAAATGTTTACAATGCATTGACAGTGCATCCGGCAATCCTCGACAGAGTGAAATACAGCGGTTCGACACCTAACCCTGCAAAAGTTACTCTTAATGTGTTAGCACAGCTCTTTGAAATCGATAGAGTTGTTATTGACAGAACGGTTCAGAACAAAGCCGGCTTAGGACAGAAAGCAGATATGGGATTTATTAACGATCCGAATGCATTCCTGTTAGCATATGCAACAGACACGCCTTCCATCGACGAGCCTTCTGCAGGCTATATCTTCACTTGGGACATGCTTGAAAATGGAATGCTGCTTCCGATTCTTAATTATCCTGGTGCGCCTGGTACACATTCCGAGCTTGTTGAAGGCCTTATGGCTTACGACATGAAGAAAACCGCAGACGACCTTGCATTTTTTGGTTATGACGCAGTGTAAGGAGGTTTCGCCATGGGATTGATTGCAAAAAGACCTTGCAGTTATGGCGGCAAAAAGTTCTTTATCGGGGATGAAATCCCTGCAGACCTCGTGGCAGATGTCGCAAGGGAAGAGAAACTTGGCGTAATCTCAATCACGAATGCAAGTGCAGGTGTATCGGTTCAGTCCGGTACCCTTTTTTCGCAGGAGCAGGTAGACGAGATGATCGCTGAGGCAGTCGCCAATGCAAGCACAGGATATACACAGGAGCAGGTAGACGAGATGATCCAGTCTGCTGTTGCTGAGATTAAGCCTTTTGAAAGCGACGACTACGGCTTTACCATTACGGTCAAAGGCGAAGGAGACAATGTAACAGCTGTTTCCTGCAGCACAGAGGACGTCCAGGCGGTAGTAGATGTGTTACAGATGAACGCAGACGACGGAGCAAAGGCAGTAGCCAATGTCAAGTCTGACAGCGTTCTGATTTTGCTTCACGCATTAGACACACGTGCTACGGTCAAGAAAGCGGCTCAGAAACAGCACGACACTTTTATTCTCCGCTGACGGCAATTCAAACGAATCCGTAGGCGGTAACGCATCCACAGACGGTACTACGGAGGGAGCTGATACCTAATGTCGAAAGGTGCATACACATACGAACCGGGAAACATCACAGAATACGGCAAAGACCGAATGAGATTTGAACTGGGAGACACGATGGTGGAAGGACTTGCTGATACAACGGCATTGACGGACGAGGAGATACAAGCGGCGATAGACGCATACCCGAATAAGTGGAAGCGTGCGAAGCTAATGCTCCTGGAAAGTTTGTGCCGTCGTTTTGCGTATGAGGTCAACACAAAGACCGGTCCTCTCAGCCTGGATATGAACGGCAGGGCGAAACTTTGGAAAGAAGATTACGACAAGCTGAAAAAAGAAGTCCAGGCAGAATCGGTGTCGGTACCACGCTTCGGGAACGGAGTGGACGGACCACCATATTTTCATACCGGTATGCACGAGAATAAGAGGGTGTGGAACGGATGATAAATGCGAGATTTATGTATTTAAGGCCGGGAAACCTATTCAAGGATTTTGTTGTCGAAGCGAATACGCAGGTTGTTACATCAACCGGAAGAGTAGCAAACGCACCAAAGGGAGACGGTTCAAAGATCGTCAGAGGATGCCTTGCTGAGTCCACAAAGGAACAGAAAGAATCCCACTCTACGAGAGACAGGGTTTGCACTCATACGATTGTGCAAGCAGGCAGTCCGGAAGCAAAGAAGTCCGATAAGCTCATACTTGGAAACCGTACATTTTACATCATCGATATTGACGAGGTTGGCAGTTTGGGAATATCCACAATCTACTACGCTGAGGAAAGGAAGGATGTCAAGTGAAATTATGGGTAGATGGAAAAGCAGGGAGCGCAGGAAGTGCCATAAGAGCAACAGTGAAGGACCAGGTAGCCAAAGTCAACCGACAAGTCGTATCCAGGGGCGTTAGGGCAGTGAATGCCATGAGAAATGCAGAACTGGAAGTGCTAAAAGGTCAGAGGAGCGGCCGAGTATATCGCAAGCCGCACAGCAAAGCGACCTACGCAGCATCGGCACCAGGAGAACCACCGGCAAGACGTACAGGAAATCTCCGTATGCACTGGAATGGCCAGGTAAAAACCGAAGGTGGTACTGCAGGCGGCGGTGTTCAAGTCATAGCAGAGCTGGAAAGCCAGGAGAAATATGCAAACTACCTGGAAAATGGCACGAGCAAAATGGCAGCAAGACCGTTCGCTGACAAGATCAAGGAAAAAGCTATCCCGGAAATTGAAAGAATTTACAAGGAGCCGTATGGCTAAGGAGGTAGAAAATGGCGTTGGTATTGGAACAGCCGGTTGCAACCTTCGATTTGAGCGAGATTGCCAGGGGCGATTTAGTCTACGGCAAGCATCACACATGGCCGGAAGGTAAAGCTGGATTTGTGACATCAGCCACCGAGAAGGAGCTGATTGTTCAGTATCATCCGGGTATCGGCAATGTAACGAATCATTTTCATATTCCCATTGATGAAGCGGTAGGCGGTCAGTGGGAGATCAGATATTCAAAGGATATGTCGGAGGTTAAGACCTACGGCATTGCAAGGCAGGACACAGAGGAAGGAGAAAGCAGTAATGAAGCTGGAAGAACTGATTCATAAACGGTTCGTGAGTACAGCGGAACTTACGGAAATGCTTACGACATTCGCTGGGGTTCCTGCTGTTTTTAGTCCGGACGCACCGGGCGACGAACAGGAAGGGTGGGGCGGTAACACGCAGTACCCGATGGTAACTTACAACTATGACCTGCAGGCAAACGAAGAACGAAACAGCGCAGGAACGCTTTCGGTGTCAATCCTTTGTCAGAACACGACAGAGGTATTTCCGGAAGATATTGCGCCAGTAGTGAAGAAATGTCTGCGTGATGTGATTCTCATTCCGGAAGGCGGTACGCCGTACTGCTTTGCCTGGGCGAGGACGGATGCGTTTACGGTAGGCGGTGACAGCGGAAAAGCCGGTGTCGTCATTGGATGCGAAGTAAGATTTGACATCCTAGAATATCCGTCTATGGAGACATCTGATCCGGACCCGGTTATGGCGATTGACAGGTATGTGAAGGAACTGTACCCGGAGTGCCTGGTAATGGGATATGACCGGATGGAAGAAATAACAGAAGCCTCAGCGGATCAGCCGGTGGTTTACTGCAGACTGATTTCGACAGACAAGCAGGAAGAAACGAATACAGTAGCATGGATGGACGGTAGAATTGCCGTCCATGTTTTATGCCCGGACAGCACAGTTCGGATGAAGATGGCCGCAGGAATTGCCAATAGGCTGTCGCTCGACGGCGAGGTGATTATGCTGGACCATTCGCCAATGTTCGTTAAGAGACTGCAGGTGAATTACAAATCTGACTACTTGAAGGAAGGACAGGTATTTATCACAGGTCATTATGGACTGCTTAGGTACAAGGCAAAGCCTCATGTGCTTATGGCGGCTCATGGAAATTACAGTTAAGGAGGTAGGAAATGGCTAAGGAAACAGCAACTCCGGAGACTCCCGCAGAAGTAAAAGCGGATAAGAGACCGGAGAAAAAAGCTCCTGCAGAGTCCGTTTACTCAGTGAGTGAGCTTGCGGGCAATGCAAAAAGTGTTTTTGGCACGATGCAGGAATGCGTTGTTGCCGCTCTGAAAACTGACGGCAAAGCCGAGTACACAGTATCAGAGGCAAAGAAGATTGTAAGCGAGTTCTTACAGAAGGAGGTTAAGTAGAAATGGCAGGAACATTCATTTTAGGCGAAACTAAGGTGCGTCCTGGTACCTATTTCAACATTCAGAAGAAAGGTGGCAATGCTGCCGCTGGCGTTATGAATGGTGTAACTGCAGTAATCTTCCGTGCAGATTTCGGTCCTCTCAATGAGGCAATCGAGTTATCTGCAGAGGATGGTTACGAAGGAACATACGGTACGGCACTTACTACAGACGCAATCAAGGAGGCAATCGCCGGTGGTGCAAAGACCATCATTGCTTGCCGAGTTGGTAACGGCGGCACACAGGGCAGCATCAAGCTGCAGGACGGAGAAAGCACAGAAGCGGTAAGTATCACAGCTAAATATCCCGGAGCTAAGGACTTTGTAGTAACGGTTCGTGAAAAGCTCTCAGACAGCACTCTTAAAGAGTGCATTTTTTATGCCGGTACGACCGAGTTTGAGAAGGTGGAATTTACAGCGGGCAAGAACGAGGCGCAGGGCCTTGTTGACGCACTGGCATCTTCCAAGAACTTTAAGGCGGAGGTTATTAAGTCCGGAGATGTAACTTTAGAGAACGTGGCACAAAAACAGTTCACAAAGGGAACTGATCCGCAGGTAACGAACGGTGATTATTCCAACGCATTCAAGCAGGTAGAGGCTTACGAGTTCAATACCATTTGCGTTGACACAGAGGAGACATCCGTTCATTTACTCCTGCAGAGTTTCATCAATCGTATTTTCGATGCCGCATCTCTTACCCAGGCGGTTGTAGCTGAGAAGCACACAGTAGACCTGGAAACAAGAGAGTCACACGCTGCATCGTTCAACGACGAGAAGATGCACTACGTTCTCAATGCTTATGTAAATGAGCAGGGAACAGAGATTGACGGCTATCAGACAGCGGCACGTATCGCCGGTATGATCGGTGCAGTCGCGGCCAACTCTTCGCTCACTCATACGGCTGTCAGTGGATTCTCCGAACTCAAAGAGAAGCTGACAAACACAGAGATGATCGCTGCAGAGAAGAAAGGTTGCCTGGTACTCAGCTACAACAAAGCTAAGCAGGTGTGGATTGATAATGCAATCAATACTCTCATTACTCCGAAGGATAACCAGGACGATGGTTGGAAGAAAATCCGTCGTGTTAAGACACGTTTTGAGCTTATCAGACGTATCAACACCACTTCTGACAACCTGGTAGGAAAGGTTGACAACGACACCAACGGCAGAGCAACCGTTATTTCTCAGCTGCAGGCAGTCGGTGATGCAATGAGAGAGGAAGGCAAGCTCGTGGCCTGCACAGTAAGCGAGAGTTCTGCTTACACAGCTGATGGAGACAGCGCATGGTTCGACATCGACGTAATCGATAAGGATTCTATGGAGCATATCTACCTCAGCTTTATTTTCCGTTTCAGCACCAATGAATAGAAGGAGGTAAATGGCAATGATTAGAAACGAGAGAGCCGCCGCTGATTCAAGACACGCACGTACCGGTAAGGACGGGGCGTTTTACAGCGAGGACGGCGTATTGCTCGCAACGGTTGATACGTTCACTTCCAACGTGAACTACAACAACGCAAAGTACAGTGTACTTGGAGATGCACAGGAACATGAGACAGCCAATACATTCGCTGTCAGCCTCACAATGTCTCAGATCGTAGTAGAGGACGATGAGTTCTTTACAGAGATTATGGAGGCTATGGAGACACAGGTGCCGCCTCACTGGAACTTCCAGGGTTCGCTTCTTGGACGCAACGGTTCCGAGGAGCGTGTGGTTTACAAGGAGTGCATCCCTTCCGGTCAGATCGACATTCAGAATGTTACTGTCGGAGATGTTATCAAGAGAAACTGGAACTTCTTTGTCAACAGACCGCCTAAGTTACAGTCGTTACTTGGCGTAGACAGATAAGAGGTACCGCAGACACAAACCAGTAGGGGAGCCGGAAAGGTTCCCCTTTATTTAATCAAAGAAAATGGAGGATATTCAAATGGCTAAAGAATTTGTAAAAGGTGTAACAGTAGGCGAGGCAACAGCTGAGGAGAATACTCAGCCTGCAGTAACAGAAGTGGAGACAACAGCAGAAGAGACCAAGGATGTAATCAGAAAGAATGAAGAGGATTTTATCCAGGGATTGATCGCCGCCGCAGATTTTGCATCCGACGAGGCGGAGACACAGAGAATCGAGATCGTAAGAAATGGAAATGTTGCGTTTGCGTTCTCTATCAGACCGCTTGGTTCCGAAGAGTACGATAAGTGCCGCAAGAAGTTTACAAAGTATGTTCGTAATAAACAGCTCGGTATCAAGATGCCGGAGGATACAGACCGTATCAAGTATCAGTCCGCAATCATCCACAAGGCGACTATCGCTGAGGACAGAGATAAGTTATGGGACAACAAGAAGGTATGGCAGGCACTTGAAAACAAAGGATTTCAGATTATGTCCGGCCTGGACGTAATCGAGTACACGCTTAAAGCAGGCGAGAAGGATCGTATCATCGACGCAATCGACACCCTCAGCGGCTACGAGAGTAACATTGAGGAAGTAGCAAAAAACTAATTGAAGCCGGGGGCAAGATGTGCTTGCTGCATCACATATTCCAAAAGACAGGAATAACCCCCGATGAATTTTACGAAAAGCCGAAAGGCGTGCAGGCATTCATGCTTGCGTCTATGCGGATAACCTTAGAATCACAGAAAGGAGGTAATGACGGTGGCGGAAACACTTAGAATTGAAATCCCTATTGAGACGGTCGATAATACCGATCCGGGAGTCTCCAATGCTACGAAGAAATTCGAGAAGATGGAACGAGCGGCCAATAGTGCGAATAATTCAGCCAAGAAAGCAAACGATACGGTTTCCAAGTTCGACAAGCAGGCTCAAAAAACAGAGAAAAGCCTGGCAAGCTGGGCGAAAGAGAAGTACGAGGTCCTGCTTGAAGCGAAAGAGCGGATCAGTCCGGTACTTTCAACGCTGGGTAACGGACTAAGGAGTTTTGCGGGGAAATCGTGGAGTATTACGATGCGAGCGATTGACCTCGTTACCTCCCCGGTTCGAGGGATCATAAACCTGTTGAAGAATCCGATTTTCCAAGTCGGGGCGGTCCTTGGAGTCAGTATCGGTCTGAAAGACACGGTAGAGACATATAAGGACTTCGAGGCCGCAATGTCACAGGTTCAAGCCATAAGCGGAGCAACCAGCACAGAGCTTGTAAAGCTGACGAATAAGGCAAAGGAAATGGGTGCAACCACGAAATTTACTGCCGAAGAGTCAGCACAGGCGTTTAACTACATGGCGATGGCTGGTTGGAAAACCGATGATATGCTGAATGGTATCGAAGGTATTCTCAGCTTGGCGGCGGCATCCGGAGAGGATTTGGCTACGACATCTGATATTGTCACGGACGCACTTACTGCCTTCAACATGAAGGCTGGTGATGCAGGGCATTTCTCAGATGTATTGGCACAGGCCGCTTCAAATGCGAACACAACAGTCTCCGGAATGGGTGAGACTTTCAAATATGCAGGCTCTATGGCCGGATCGCTTGGGTATTCCATTGAGGACGTCGCTCTTATGACAGGCTTAATGGCAAATACCGGTATCAAGGGAACTATGGCCGGAACTGCACTCAACTCCATATTCACGAGATTATCGACAAATACCAACGGTGCGGCTGATGCTATGAAGAAATTAGGCATCAGCTTTTTTGATTCCAATGGAAACGCCAGGGATTTATCGGATGTGATGGGAGAACTGAGGACGGCAACCGCAGGAATGACGGCAGAACAGAAGTCCAACCTTGCGAATACAATCGCAGGAACACAGGCACAGAAAGGTCTGCTGGCTATTCTGAATGCCTCGGAATCAGACTATAACAAACTGGCAGATGCCATCAACAACGCAGACGGAGCGGCAGCGAAAATGTCCGACACGATGATGGATAACCTGCAGGGTTCGATTACGTTGCTGCAGAGTGCAGTTGACGGAGTGAAAATTTCGTTTGGCGAGAGACTATCGCCATACGTGAGAAGCCTGGCAGACTGGTTAACCGATCAGATGCCAGCAGTAGAATCCGGTCTTGATGAAATGATGGACTGGGTAGATACAAAGGTGGACCGCGCAAAGAGGAAACTCGATGAACTGACAAGCACGGATGAATGGCAGAACGCAGACTTCCTGGGTAAGGTCAAGTTAAGCTGGGACGCTTTCATCGCCGAACCGTTCAAGGAGTGGTGGGACACCAAAGGAAAAGCAAAATTTGCAGAGTTTGCCGGAGACATCGGAAAAGGTATCGGTAGCGGAATCAAGATAGGCGTTATGACGATGCTCGGTATTGATATATCGGAGACATTCGATGAAGGTACCAGCATAGGAGCATCATTCGCCAAAGGATTCTCAGAAGGTTTTGACTTCGATGCCGTATCAGCGAAGTTGATGGATGGACTCGGCAACCTGGTATCAAATGCGGCCAAACTGCTTCCAGGCGGCAAGTCCGCAGATTTGTCGTCTATATTCTCTGCAGTAATGCTCAGTAAGATTGCAAGTCCGTTTATCAGTCTTGGTAGAGGGGCGATAAGCCTGGGTAAAACAGGAAAGACGGTATTAGGTTCGGGAACCGGAGAGATGGGACTGGGAGCAACAATGCTCGGTTCATCTGCTATGGGTACAGGACTTCTTGGAAAGTCAGCAATGCTGGCAATCAATCTCGGAGCAGGAAACCTGGCCGGAGGAGCCTCGCTTGGTGCTGGTGCGTTATCCGCACTTGGTTTAGGAGCGGGAGCCGGTGCAGTTGCAGGAGGCGCAACGCTTATTAGTGCAGGAATTGACACGTATAAGGCAATCAAGTCCGACGACAAGGACGAAAAAGCTGCTTACGGAGGTTCGGCTGCCTGGAAAGCAGGCGGTGTTGCTGCCGGAGCTGCCGCTGGTGCAGCACTCGGTTCTGTTATCCCTGGTCTTGGTACAGCTGTCGGTGCTTTAATCGGTGCCGGTGTTGGCGGTATTGCAGGCTGGGTAAAAGGCAACAAGGTCAAAGAGGAGTACCAGGAGAATGTCGAAGAGATGCAGAAGGAAGCTGAGAAGGCACAGAAAATCTTCCAGGCAACCGGATTATCAATCGAAGATGTGAAGTTTCAGAATGAGGCTCTGCAGGACGCTATGAACGATAGCGAGGTTTCTGCAGAGCAATTTGCACAGATGTTCCAGGAAGAATGTGAGAACGTGGCAAAGAATGCTTTCGGAAAGGTGAAATTATCCCTGCAGGAAGTTAAGGAGATTGCCAGCGACATCACGTTTGGAGATATGGCAGACAGCTTGAACAACTTCACGACAGCAACCAATGACACACAGCAGGCATTGAGCAGCCTGCAATCATCAGTAGCAACCTTGAAAAAGGAAAACTGGAAAGTCAGCTTAGGAATGAAACTAGACGAACTGCAGAAGGACGATTACAAAACTGCAATCGAGAATTTCATCAGTGATAGCCAGTCCTATATTGACAACAACCACTACGAGGCAACGGTCGCTTTGAAATTGCTTACTGGAACCGACGCAGACACCAGCGGTCTTGACAGCTACTACGGTAGTTTGAAGAGTCAGCTGGAAGGTTTGGGTTCACAGCTTAATGGAAAAGTAGATATTGCCATGGAAGATAGCGTTATTACACTTGATGAAGCGGCGGAGATTCAGAGCTTGCAGGATCAGATTTCGGCTATCACAGGAAAGATTTCGCGGGCCAGGACGGATGCGGAATTTGATACGTTGAAGATTAAGTATTCCGGCGCAGAACTGGATATGGATAGCTTCAATGCTTTGCAGGAAGAGCTGCAGGCGGAAGTTACGTCTGCTTCAGATCAGTACGAGCAGGCACTTACGCTGACACTCACGAACCTTAAACTGCAGCTGGCAGACGGAGCAATCACGCAGGACGAGTACGATGCGGCAGTAAAGGAAGCAACAGACGGATATTATGCACAGATTGGAGACATAAACGCAAGGGTATCATCTTTCAACCTGGAAACAATAGCGGAGGCGTGGGATTCATCATTGCAAGGCTATATGCCGGAGATCGAAGGCACCACGAAGGAGAAACTAGAAACAGCTTTGAACAATGCTTTGTTGGCACATCCGGATGTAAAAACCTGGACTGCGGCAGATGTGGCAAGTTGGATGGGATTAGATAAGCTCAATCTCGATACAGCGGTTCAGACAGACATTGCGACGCAGATTCTACAGACAGCACTTGCGGTACCGGAAGGCACCAAAGAGAAAATTATGCAGGATTTCAAAGATTCTGTACCGACAGCAGAGGAAATCAAGGAGGCAATCGACTGGGATTCAATGACAAACCAGGACTGGCAAGACCTCATGGAGTCTATCACAGGCCCGACGGAGGGTGAGTCAATCGGCTTGACCTCAGACGCATTGAAACAGAAAATGTCTGATTATTACGCAGACTGTTTCGAGCAGGTAAAGACCTCATATTCGGAGGCTCTTCACAATGCGTTGGAGAACAGTAACAGCGAAGAAACGCTCAGTTCGTTCATGCAGGAGTATATGCAGAATCAGATGAAGGATTTTGATTTTTCGACAGTAATGGAGAATTACGGTCCTATATCGAATGAGTATTTCGCTACGCTGCAGTCCGAATGGCAGACGGCCGGCACAAACCTTGGAACGTCACTCAACACAGGAGCGTCAACAAGCCTGACCGGAGGATCAGCACAGCTGAGAACCAGCCTGCAGACATCATTGAACACAGCAACGGCAAGTCCATTCAACATCAGTCCGACGGTAAACGTAACGCCAAATTACAATCTGCTGACATTGCCACAGATTCCGGCAACAACACCGGCGAAACACGCTGCAGGTGGTCGAGTTGGTGGCGGTCCACAGTTATCATGGCTGGCAGAGGAAGGCTGGGACGAGTTTGTTATTCCAACAAATCCAAGCCGAAGGACAAGAGCACTTGAATTATACGAGCAGGCGGGCGAAGCTCTCGGTGTTTCAAAGCACGCAGAGGGTGGTCACATAGAAGGCTCAAATTTAAGCGATATGGTATCAGACCATAATTTATTCACTGAGGCGACAAGAAACGCATCCTATGGCTATAACGAAACCACAGAAGGCAATTATGAGGACAACTCAGCAGAAACATACGCTCCGGTAAGCTCAGAGGTTCCAACCTCTACACCGCAGACCGGTCCGATCAGTGTGAATGTTGCTGTTAGTCCGAATTTCCAAATCGAGGCAAAGGAAGGTCAGAGTGAAGAGGATATTGTTGCCGTAATCAGAAGGCATTTAGGCGAGATCGCAGATGAACTCGGTGGAAACATCGCAGAAAAGCTGAGTGAAGTATTCGCCAATATGCCAGTATCAAGCACGAAAGGAGCGTAGGCTATGGATATTAAGCTGATTCCGGTAGGAAAGGGTTCAAAGTTTACGTTCCCTGCGTTGCCGGAGAAGGTGCAAGGCAAATATGCAGCCAAGTACCAAAGTTTTGACATCATTTCCCTGGGTACCGTAAAGGTACCTAAGGGGACGGATGTATCAGAATTTTCATGGGACGGAGTATTTTTCGGACCATCAAAGAAGAATGAGGCAATCGTCAAGAAGAACGCTTGGCAAAGTCCGAATGAGTGCGTAAAGATTCTTAATGATTTTATGATGAATGAGACGGTGCTTACATTGATCGTAACGGAAACGTGGATAAACGTGGATGTTACGATTTCTTCATTTCAGCCGAGGCCAGTTGGAGCTTACGGGAATGTCGAGTATTCAATCACATTCGTTCAGAAAAAGCCGTTGAAAATCTACAGTACAAATGAGCTGAAAATTACAGCTTTCGTAAAAAAAACAAAGCCACGAGAGACATCACAATCAAGTGGTGGCGGCAGTTATACGGTTGTAAGCGGTGATACACTTTCCGGAATTGCAAGGAAGAAGATGGGGAGTGCGTCAAGCTGGCCGAAGATTTACGATGCGAATAAGGACACGATAGAATCCACAGCCAAGAAACACGGAAAGAGCAGTTCGGATCACGGTCACTGGATATGGCCGGGAGAAGTGCTGACAATACCGGGATAGGAGGCTTGCTATGATTGATTTAGCGAAAATCAAGTACCGGCTGGTTGTGATGGATGAAAGCAAGAACCAGTACAACATCAAGGAGTACGTGGAAAATCTTGGATGGGAGGAAAACGACGGCGAGTTGGCCGTCAGACTTTCGTTTGTAGCAAAGAATGATAAGACATCAAAAGGGTATCTGTCAAAGATCATCAAGCCTGGATGCCTGGTCGGAATATTTGCGAATGATGGAGCCTCCCAGGACGAGGAAGTGGCACGAGGATATGCGGAAACATGGAATCCGGTTGAGAAAAACGGAGGACACACATTGAAATGCGTATGCTACGACGAATTGTATAAACTGCAGAAAAGCCAGGATAACAGATATTTCCCTTCCGGAACTGGTACGAAGTCGGCGATAGAAGGGATTCTTGATGATTGGGAGATACCGCAGGGAACGTATCAAGGTCCGAATGCCTCACACGGAAAGACAAAGGCGAACAATAAGTATCTGTCAGACACCATCATTGATTTGCTGGACGATGCAGCGAAGAAAGGCGAGGAGCAATGCTTTGTGCAGGCGAGAAAAGGTCTTACCTCGGTTATACCAAGAGGCACCAATAAGACGGTTTACGTTTTCCGAACAGACAATACGCAGATGTTCAGTCAGAGCATCAGCACGGCAGACATGATTACGAGAGTAAAGGTTGTAGGCCAGGCAGACGACGATGGAAGAACCAGCGTAGAGGCTACAGTTAATGGAGAAACAAAGTACGGCATACGTCAGAGAATCTACACTAGAGGAAAAGACGAGAGCCTGGCAGATGCAAAGTCTGCAGCACAAGAGATCCTGGACGAGGACGGAAAGATTAAGAAGGAGATTAAGGTACAGTCTCCGGATGTTCCGTTTGTCCGTAAGGGCGACCTGGTATATGTCATTAGCGAACTGGCTCAGTCGTACTACTATGTGAAGGGAGTCCAGCATACAGCGGACACCTACAGCATGACAATGGACCTGGAACTTGCCGAACCGAAAAAGGAAAAGGCAAAATCCGAAAAAAAGAAAGATTACAACGTGGGCGACATTGTGAATTTCCATGGTGGAACCCATTATGTGAGCAGCTACCCGGGCTCAAAAGGTTACAATGCCAGGGCAGGAAAAGCAAAGATCACGATTAAGAACGGTTCCGGAAAAGCACACCCTTGGCATCTGATTCATACGGATAGCGGAAGCAATGTATACGGGTGGGTTGACGACGGAACCTTTGATTAAAGGAAGGTGAGACAGATGAATGAATTTGACGGACATCCGGGAACAGCAAAGCTGGCCGGAGTGCTTAGCGACAGGATGAAGAGAGAAAACGAGTCGCCGCTTACATTGGATTTTGGAGAAATTCAGCCAAATTTGAGTCTGAAAACAAATTCATTTCCGGTGGAAATACCAAAAGGAGATTATTCGGTTTGCAGACTGGTAGGAGGACTCAGCTACACTATAAACGGAGGCGGGCATTCCGGCCACGAAAACCAAACTCCAAAGGTGAACACAGGCGCACACTCACACACCGCCGCACCGCCTCAAATCAAAGCAGGAGACAGAGTTCTTGTTGCATGGATTCAAAGCGAGGCAGTAGTGATCGATGTTGTAAAGAAATCATAAGGAGGCGAGGCAAATGTCACAGCCATTATTTCCGGTCGTTGAAGTGCCGGATTTTATCTCCGAGGACAGCCAGTACGACACCCAGTACAAAAGAAGTATGAAGTGGGACCCGGAACTGGGAGACTTTGTGAGAGATGGGGCGCACCGGATCAAGGAATGCGATGGCAAAGAAGCCTTCGCTATTTGGTGCTTTAAGATCGCACAGACAGAGCGGTACCGCTGTTTGGCGTACCCCGATTCAATCGGTACCGAGATGGAACGTGCCATGGATAATGACGACGAAAAAACTGTTGAGTCTATGGTGGAAAGAACAATCACAGATGCAATTATGGTGAATCCCCGGGCAGAAAATGTCCGGGATTTTCAATTTACCTGGGAAGGCGATCAGATGCACGCAACCTTCAAGGTAAAGGGCATCAACTGGGATGAAGAAATAGAGATTAGCTTGTAAAGGAGGTGGAGAGTATGCAGCCGGAATTTAACAGACCGGAGTTCCTGGAAGGAAACTCGGCAGAGGAAATTCACGAGCGAATGATGAACAACCTGCCGGACGACATCGACGATATGCCGGGTGGTTTTCCATATGATATGACGATGCCTGCAGCATTGGAAAAAGACGAAATTATCAATTTCCATATCGTAAGGGCATTGATGATTGCTTTTCCGGAATACGCCTGGGATGAATGGTTAGACCTTCACGGTCGCCAGGTACATCTCACAAGACACGAAGCGGAACCGGCTTTTGGCTATGTGAAAATCACAGCCGCAGAAGGGACTGAGATTTTATCCGGGACGGTATTCTGTACGGCGGCAACCGAAACCGGCCCGTCGATTGAGTATGCTACCACAGAGGATGCGATTGTTGGAAACGAAGGAATGGTGCTTATACCGGTATCAGCGGTTGAAGCAGGCACAGGTTCTAACGTAGCGGCGAATACGGTTGTGTTGATGATGGTACCTGATAAGAATGTGACCGAGATTAACAATCCGGAGCCTATTCGCGGCGGTACTGAGAGAGAGACAGACGACGATTTTTACGACAGGATCGCCGCAGAGTACGACAACAGCATGACCTACCTGGGGAATGATACAGACTATAAGAGATGGGCGAAGCAGGCAGGAGCAGGAGACGCGATAGTTATTCCTGTTTGGAACGGCCCTGGCACAGTGAAACTTGTGCTGGTAGACGGAAACGGAAAACCGGCCAATGCGAAGCTGGTGCAGGATGTGTATAACTACATCGTTTCTCCAAATGACAGGTCAGCAAGATTACTTCCTACCGGAACGGCAGAACTGACTTGTGCGGCAGCCACAACGGTTGCCGTAAATTATGTTATTACAGGGCTCAGCTACAATGAAACAACCGGCATTGAGCAAATCAAGGCAGACTTTACGGAAGCTGTGAGAGTGGTCTATGCGCAGGCGAAAATCGAAGGAGTTCTGAGATACAACGATGTAAGACCGCTGATTTCTGCAATCGCAGGAGTCGAGGACTTTGAAACATTCACAATGAATGGGAAAATGCAGAACATCACTCTAAAAAGCGAGGAGTACCCGGACACCGGTACCCTTAATTTTAGTTAAGGGGGTGTGAATGTGGAAAAGTTTGATTTAGAAAATTTCCCGGTCAGCGAGAGTGCGAAGAACATGATTGCCTCAGTGTCAGATGGCTTTTACGACAATTCCTATGTTGGAAAGTGGCTATATGAGGTCATGGGCCAGGAGTACGACACGGCAAGAGAAATAGCTGAGGATATTCTAAGCCAGCTGTTTCCGGAAACTGCCACATGGGGGCTGATGTACCACGAGATTAAGTGGGGACTGCCGGTGCGAGAAAATCTTCCATACGAGGAGAGGCGGCAGCTGATTTACCGGAAGAGAGACTATCGGGCGCCAATGACACCGTATCGGATGGAAGGGTACTTAAAAACCGCTACCGGGTTTGATGTACGAATTGCGGACATCAACGATCCGGGAGATTATGGTTTCGTGGCGCCACACCCGAATGTGTTCAAAGCATATTTCATGGGCGAGGGAACGCTTGCGTCGAAGCGGGCGAGAGCCATGCTGAATGAGCTGAAACAGTCACACACGATGTTTATAATGAATGACCGAACCGAGATTGTATCAGACAATCGGAACTTAGAGGAGATGAATCTGAAAAAGATAATCTTCCATATAGCAGAGTCGTTTTGGTATAGCGATCTGCTGGATGGAAGAAAACTGCTGGATGGTTCCAGCCTTCTTTATCCGTATATGAGATACAATCTGATGCTTGGGTTTAAGTATATGCTCGGTGGATTTACAACCCCGACGGACGCAGACCTGCAGAAGGTAAAATTCAGAGCAGAACAGGAAACGAAAAATGATGTCAAGGCAGGAGCAATCCGGATAGCCTCGGACATCATTTTTTGGAATACGCACCTATTGGACGGTTCGTGGGATTTGGACGGCTCACACAAGCTTGATGTTACACGAGGCTATCAACTGGGTGTTGCAATCGTTGCAATGGTCGCCTGCGCCCACAACAAGGTCACAGACTCAATGAAAGTAAGAAGTACATACGGCTTACGGTCGAGTTCAGATGCCAGGGCGGCATTCCGTTCGGAGTTTGAGGCTGATTTTTGGAACACTGTCTATTTGGACGGAAAACTATTGCTCGACGGCAACGCTATGTTGGAGTACAGAGGCGGCAATAAACGACTTGAAGCTGCAGTTACACATCACATGGAAATTGAAAGAGAAGATGTGGACGTGGAGGCGCAGGTCATTACCAAAACAAGGAATTACTGGTTTCTTGATGGCAGCAACACGCTGGACGGAAAGAAGAGCCTTAATTCAATTTATAGAAAGGAGTATATCCAATGAGTACAGAAAAGAGCAAAAACGTGGTGATCACGAAGAAAGCCAGGGAGAACCTGGTTAAGGCACGCGCCGGAGCCATTACGCTTCCGAAGATTATTGGTATGGCGTTTGGCGAAGGTGGTGTAAACAGTTCCGGTTCGGTCATTGCACCGACGGAATCTCAGTCTAAGCTCAATAAGGAATTGTTCCGCAAAGCCATTGATGGTTATACATTCCCGAATGACACGACCTGCAGATACGAATGTACCCTTGCAGAGAGTGAACTTGCTGGAAAAGAGATCAGCGAAATCGGATTGTACGACACCAATGGCGACATTGTGTGTATCAAGACCTTTACCAGGAAGGGCAAGGATGATGACGTAGAGCAGACATATGTGCTTGACGACATCTTCTAAGCCAGGAAGGAGGCAAAACGTGAAAGATTACACAGTAAAAAGCGAGTCTGCGGTATTCTCTGACACTATGAAGATTACCGAAACGACAGACTCGAACCATGCGAGCAATATCAATGCAGGACCTATGTGTGCATTTGAAAATACTATTGCAAACCGCAGGGACATCACAAAAATTCAAAATGCTAAAGCGCAGCTGGCGTTCGACGAATCGGACGGCGGCTTAAATATTATCATCAAGGAGGGATAAAAATGTCTGACAATGTAATCAATATTCCGAGAGAATCGACGATGAAAGCTCTCATGGAAATGCAGAAAATGGCTGTGGCGGGTGGCGCAAACCCTGGTGCAGCCGACCTTTGCTATAAGTACATGGTTGCACAGTGTACCAGCAAAGAGCAGGTTGACAATCTTTTCATCGAATGGTGGAAATCACAGTACGACGCAAGCAAATTCACAAAGGTGGAAATGCTGGAAAGATGGTTCGGCAGAGTCCTTGAGGACGACAGAGTACATGGTGTTACATTCCCACTGTTCGCAACCAGCTCTACAGCCATCGGAGAATTAACGGACGACAGCGTTGGGTTGAAGTGCGTTCCGTCTACTGCAAAGACGCAGGGACAGGATGATTTTGCACATCTTCCTCAGTTTTGGTGCCTGGAAGTATCTGCAGAGAAGAAAACAGACGGAAGCCATGAGATTTTCTATGTTGAGCATATCGATGATATTAACGACGTTCGCTCCGGCGAGCATCTTTGCTGGGTATTACAGAAAAATACCTACACGAAAGAGTGGGACGAGGATGGATATCGCTACTTAAAAATGAAGTGCCACCAGTCAACCGGCTACGAATTATGGCCGGAAGGAAGAGATCGCACCGGTAGAGTTTATGCGTATGCAGCAAGACCTAAGTATTATGCAGGAATTGGTGCAAGTGGGAAAATTACCTGCGGAACCGGCTTAGCTCCGATTAACTGGACTTCTCACACTGCAGGCGTTGCCAAATGGAGAGACAGAGGAACACAGTATAGCGGCGCAAGTGGAAAGACGATCAAGTTCCTTGACCGTATGATGCGTCTTAAATATGCAAGAAAAGGCAACTCCGGAACAATCGAAGGTTGCTCTAGTTATAACTACCAGTACACGGCTGCATATTCTGAGAAAGGCGTTGAAAGAGTCCTTTTGACACCCGAACAGGCGGCAAATTTATTTGTGGGAAGCAGTGTTCAGATCGGCATTCAGAGTGGTACGGATAGAAATACTGCGAGTAACTATTCTGTCTGCAGAAACAAGCTCATTACTGCGATCAAGGACGTTGAAATCGGCGGTACCACATACTCTGCAGTCTATGTAGATAACGGTGGTACCACATTCGACACAACAGCCGGAAGCACATATTTAAGCACTGATCCTTACTGGTCCGGTTGGAACGATGATGTACTCGGAACTGACGGAAGCAAGTACAATTACACCAACGGAAAAGAGCCGGGTATGCTGCAGAAAATTGAGTTTATGAATGGCTCATATTTAATCATCAGCGATGAATTATGGCAGTGGAGTACCGACGAAAACGGAGATTATAACTTTGACTGTTTTGTTTGCGAAGATCAGTCCAAAGCAAGCGGAACAGAAATTACCGAGGACTACAAAAAGCAGGCAGCATTAACGATGGTCATTCCGAAAGGCACAACAGGAAAGTGGGCTTACATCGAAGATACCGCCATTTCAGATGTTGAGTGGCCTCTTGGTATCGACGCAAGCGGTAGCGGCGTCGGCTGTAAGGCTGGCTTCTACTGCGTTCCCGCCGCGTCCGGGGTCCGCGCCGGTTGGTGCTGGGGCAACTTGAACAACGGTGGCAATGCGGGTCTCGCGTGCCGTAACTCGAACAATTCCGTCGGCGATGCGAACTGGAACGGCTCTGTCGGTTCAACTGGTTAGAGAGTATATCATTCATTGCACCATACAGCACACGCTTATGTGCGAAAATTATTTGAAACCAGCGGCGGCTAGTAGCGAAAGCGAACGTCGCCGGTAATAACCAGATGATATACACGAAAGGAAAGCAATTATGAAAACATACTGCAAACCTGCGAAGGTAGATGTGGAAAACACAGAATTTAATATACCTGCAGTTCGCAAGGCATTTGATGGGAAGTACAAAAGGAGAGATTTTCAGAGATTGCTTCTGAACACAAGCCTGGTGACTGAACAGGAACTTGCACAAGAGTTTCTTGACGGTACAAAGCAGAAAATATACACAGCTACGGATGCAATAGCAGAAGAATTAACACAGCGCATCAGAAACAGAGACTTGAAATTGCGTCCAATTCGCCAGTTCCGGCGAGAAGATGGATTGACTCACAAGCTCAGAAATATATGCCAGGAATATCCGGATCAGCAGATAATGGAATACATAGCGGTTTACTCATTAGAGGAATTGTTTCATGCGAAGTTACTGCCGATTCAATACGGAAGTATTCCAGGAAGAGGGCAGCTGGCAGGCAAGCGGAAAATCGAAAGGATTTTAAGACGTAAGTTTACCGGAAGGCTGGATGCGGTCAAGTGTGATATTCACAAGGCATACCCGTCCGTAACGGTAGAGTGTGTTATGAACTTGCTAAGAAGAGATATTGGCAAGAATAAAGTTTTAATTTGGTACCTGGGTGCTCTTATGGAAAATTACCCAGGAGAGCATCTTTGTATAGGCGGGTATCTTCCGTCGTGGCTCTTTAACTATGTTATGAGCTATGTTTTGAGATACCTGTTGAGCCTGAGTCAGTCAAGAAGAGGAGTACAGACCAAAATGGTAAAAGCTATCGTTTGCTATGCAGACGATTTTACAGTTTATGGATACTTCTCACAGCTGACGAAAGCACTCAAAAAAGCTACGAGATGGAGTAAATCAACGCTGGGGTTGGACGTAAAACCAGCCTGGCAGATATACCGCATTTCATCATTCGAGGAAGAGAAAGAATATCGCAGAATGAGACAAGGCGGAAGCCATAAAAGAACACAGGGCGTAGATATGATGGGGTTCGTTGTACGAAGAACGTACACCATTATCAGAAGCAGGGTGTTTAAGCGTATTCGGAGACAGTTTTTGAGAGCTGCCGCCGATTTGGAACGCTTAGGATATATCCCCTGGTGGCGAGCCTGCAGAATTATGGCGTACAAAGGGTGGATAAAGTACAGCAACAGCCAGGGTTGCTCCATTAAGTACAATATGCAGAATTTATTTAAGATTGCCGCGCAAAGCGTATCGCGCTACGGCAGAAAGGAGTATGTCAAGTATGAACAAAGAATGTTACTCATTGCAGCCGCCTAAGATCGAGGTGTTTCCTGTTCACGGCGGTACGGACATCATTCTGAGAAAGAACATCAAGAAAACCACCAAGGAGCCTATGGAAGAGGGCGGAGAGTCAACTACCGTTTATGAGTGCGACGAGGTGCAGATCAGACACAAGGGCACAGTTACCAAAACAGAGGTGAATAACAACTTCGAGTATTGGTGGACCATCGGAGAAGGTGGTACCGAGGAAGATGCCGCCGACAAAGAGGCGGAAGCAGCCGGTGAGCCTACCATCATCGAGCGTTTGGAGGCCGTAGAGTCTGCAATTATTGAGTTGGCGGAGGTGATCGTAAATGGCTAAATTTTACTACACGCAGATTAAGCTCGGAAATATGACTATCGACGAGGTGCCGACCAGGTGGAGAGTGTCCGTTGATAAGCTGTTAAAGGCAGAGTAAGACGAAGGGCAGGTATGTATGCAGCATAAAAGAATCCCATACGCCGAGTTTTACGACTACGGCAGATTGGAAAAAGCGGCACACGACCTGCACTGGGAAGAGACAGAGGAAAATGAAATCCTTCTAATCAACCTGCATAATCAGTTGGTATGGCATCTGTACCGGTTCGACGAGGACCCACGTGCGGATGCCATTCTTTATGCAGTAATAGAGGCCATTTTGGGTGAAAAGGCGGCAGATATTACAGACATTCCGTATGAACTGCGGTGTGTTTGGGAAGGAGGTAAGAGAGCCAATGTCTTTGAATGAAATTCTTGCAAGCGGAGGAGCATTACTACTCTTCTTGACGATCGTACAGATTGTACCGATCAAAGTAAATCCATGGTCTGCATTTGGAAAGGCTATCGGAAAGGGCATGAGAGCCATCGGAAAATCCATGAACAAAGATGTCATGGATAAACTGGAATCAGTGCAGGAAGAGTTGAAGGACCTGGGAGAAAAACACAATAAGCTCGAAAAACGAATGGACAAGGATGATGCGGACGAGTGCCGAACAAAAATCCTACGATTTGCAGACGAGCTGAGAAGGGATGTTAAACATTCCGAAGAGTTTTTCAATCAGATTTTAGCGGATATTTCGCACTATAAGAATTACTGCAGAACGCATCCGGATTATCAGAACGACAAGGCGGTTAACGCCATTGCCAAAATCGAAAATGTGTATCAGAAGTGCATGGAAGAAAATTCATTTTTATAACAGGAGGTAAGGAACAATGAAAAAAATTGACTGGGTGAGAAAACTCACAAGCAGAAAGTTATGGACAGCAGTAGCGTCTTTTGTATCTATGATGATCGTAGCAACTGGCGGAGCTGAGAATACAGCAACACAGGTAACGGCACTTATTATGGCCGGTGCATCCGTTGTAGCGTACATCATCGGAGAAGGCTTGACGGATTCAGCAAATCTTGATTCCGGAAGCGAGGACGAGGAGTAGTCCGGGAACATATTGTAAGCACAGGGCGGTCTTAGGACTGCCCTATTTTGTTAGGAGGAATGACTATGAGTTTAATAGTTGGAAGCGCAAGAATTGACGAAAACGGTCACGTGCAGGGAGGAAAACCGGGAGATCAGACAGGCAAAGAGGTGTCTACCCAGGCGCACTACGTCCATACAAAAGGCTGGTATTGTCTCAGACCGAAGAGCGTTGCGGTGGCAAATGCTATTGCCGAAGCGATGCTGCAGGCTTGCCGAAATGACAACATTGGTTACTGCCAGGGACACAGAAGCGGAGTTGTGGAGCAGTTGAGAAAAGCAGGGAAACTTTCCAAGATTTCAGCCAAGACGGAAGCAGACTGCAGTTCACTTGTAAGAGCGTGCTGCATCCAGGCAGGTTTTGACCCTGGAAACTTCAACACATCATCCGAAGTTTCAGCCCTCAGAGCGACAGGGAAGTTTATGGATAAGATTGCAGTAACTTCCAAGACGGAGCTGTTCAACGGCGATGTGCTTGTAACAAAGACTAAGGGACACACGGTAGTAGTCGTTTCCGGAAATCCGAGACGAAGCACCAGCTACTACCCTAAGTATAGCGGGGCATCGGATTCTATCATTACCGCACTTGCTGCCGTAGGAGAGAAAGATACTTCCAAAGCACACCGTGCGAAGATTGCGGCGGCGAACGGTATTACGAACTACGCATATACGGCAGCTCAGAATCTCAAAATGGTTAATCTGCTCAAAAACGGTAAGTTAATCAAAGCGTAGGTACTGAAAGAGGTATAGCACAATGGGGTGGCTGAAAAGCTGCCCCTTATTTTGATTTAAGGAGGAGTTTCTATGGAAAAACTATTTGGTATTGATATTTCACATTGGCAGGGAGATTTTAACATCGAGCAGGCCAGGAACGAAAGAGGAGTAAAATTTGTGATCGTCAAAGCTGCAGGGGCAGATGCCGGAAAGTATAAGGACAGCAAATTTGAAAATTATTATGCACAGTGTAAGGCTATCGGAATGCCGGTAGGAGCGTATTATTACGGTAATGCAAAGTCGGTTGCGGAAGCAGAGGCAGAGGCAGAACATTTCCTGTCAATAATTGCAGGAAAACAGTTCGAGTTCCCGATATACTATGACGTCGAGGGTGATATGCTGAACAACGGCAGAGGAACACTCACAGACATTGTGATTGCGTTCTGCGACAAATGCGAAAAGGCCGGCTATTTTGTAGGCGTCTACACATCAGATTCGCATTTTTCGTCTCACGTAGACGATTCGAGACTGCAGAGGTTTACTCATTGGGTAGCGAAGTATTCGAGCAATGAGCCTTCAACGGATCACGATATATGGCAGTATGGAGGCGGTCAGAACTTTATTGCGGATAAGACAATCTGTGGAATAACAGTGGACCAGGATTTCTGCTATCGTGATTTTGAAGCAGAGATTAAAAACGCTGGACTTAATGGATTTTTTACGGACAGCGGAAATGCAGATCCGGAGGAACCGGCACCAGCAGAACCGGAAGGAAGTACGCTTGACCTGGTGTATAGAACCATGAAGGACGAGTTTGGAAGCGGGCAGGAGAGAAAGGACGCACTTGGCAGTAGATGGCAGGAAGTCCAGGATGTTATCAATCACATTCACAATGCGTCTACGCAGGAGCTTGTGGATGAAGTATGGGCCGATAAGTACGGCGGCGGTGAAGTGAGAAGAACAGTTCTCGGCGATAGATGGCAAGAGGTCCAGGATGCTATAAATGCTGGAAACAAAAAGTATTACACAATCGAGAACGGTGATACACTTTCCGGAATTGCCAAGAAATTCGGAACATCAGTTGAGGCACTGGCGAACCTCAATGGCATCGAGAATCCGGACCTTATCATCGCAGGAGATACGCTCAGAGTAAAATAACAGGAGGAATGGTGACGTGAAGAATTACATCGGCGTAAAAATTGTAAAAGCTGAACCGAGGGAGAAAAACGGTGTACCTGGATACGCTGTTAAATATCCGGACGGCTATGTAAGTTGGAGTCCGAAGGAAACCTTTGAAAAGGCGTACCGGGAGTTAGACTGCAAGGACTTCATCAATTCAGAAGGTTAAGCGTAAGGGCCTATGATCCGTAAGGGTTGTAGGCTCTTTTTTTATTGCAGAAAAACGGAACAAGACTGCAGGTAAAATCAATATACAAAATAACCAAAATAAGACCGGGAAAATTGACGAAATGTGCCTGAGACACGATAGGAGATTTTAGTACCTATCCTATGCCTAAGAGCAACAATCCGGTATTGAAGCGTGTACGAAGTCTAAGACATATATGCTTTAGGAGATGGATTTATCCACATTATCCACACGCATTTGTGAATAATATACGCTTTTGAGAGTACGCAAATGAGCATATATTATTTTATTATCTAATATCTATTATCTATTCTCTAATATCTCGTAAAGAATCCTTGTAGAAATCACATAAGAAATCTTGTAAGAAATCTTACAATGCACCAAGCAGCCGTGCGGGTTTATGGACCTTGCATATAAAAGTGCTGCACAATGCACCGACCAAGTATGCGAACAAAAAGAAATACAGGATGGCTCGTGAGTGCGAAAATAATTCTGCAAAAACTCGAAATATAGAAGTAAATCTATTGACAAATACGCAAATGCGAAGTATAATATAACCATAATCAAACAAAACATTTGATTAAATCCGAAGGAAGGAGGAGGAATTACCAGTTGGGTAAGAAAGGTAAGAAGCAAAAGACTTTCCAAAAGGAAAAGGAACTGCTTGAAATCGAGAACCTTAAATTACAGAATCCTCCCCCTCATGGGGCTGATAAACTTCTGACCGTCCACCGGCGTGTAAAGT